GTGGGATTCCCCCATGTTGGAATTGTGCCAGAGCTAAGCAGGGCTTGCCCCGATAAACCTATACCCAATCTATCTAAGTTTCCTGATGAGTTTCTGTAATAAATATCACCTTGGGCATCAGAACCTATAACGGTCTTAATATTACCAACTAACGTATTATTCCAGCTATTTTGAAAAGTCATTATAAAACCTCGAAATTACCTATTATTTCAGTTGCTACCCATTCATCAATAATGTACTCAAGTCTGAGATAATCACCTAAATCATAAGAGTTGATTGCACCCGCCACACCTAGAGTAGTTGTCGTGTTGCCTAATCTGATTCTATGGGACATATCAGATTGCTGAATTTTAAAACCAGCAATACCACTATTTTTAAATGCTAATACACTCCCATCTAATGGGGTTTGTGTAGGCAGGGATAGGATTATTCTGCTTATATCATTCCGGCAATCATACCCATAGTTGAAAGTGATAATTGAGTTATTAATTCGTATAACCCATAGTAGTTGATCGCCCTGGTTCCCATTGTTATTATTGATTACAAAGACTTTAACTAATTCTGCCGTTTTGCATTCGCATAATAATTCAGCAGATTTTTTGTTTTCTAGTAGATTCGCATTAAATGATTCAGTAATTGTCATCCAAATTCCTGGGTCTAAGTTATTTGAGTTATCCTCTTTATTATCTGAATTTTCCCTCCTACAGCATAAAATCTATTACCCGTCGTACTGCTAGCAAATAAGACATCATATTGATAATTTCCTGCGATAATATCAACTGGATAATCATTGAAAGCAATTGATATAGTAAACAAATCTTTGCTCACTATATGAACTCTAGGCGATAGAATTACTAGGTTTGATTGGTTATTGGTTCGGATTTGACAGTAGCCGGAATACCCGTCTGATAAATCAGGCGCATTACATAATTTGAAAGATGCTTCATAATTAGCACCTATCTCAATTGAATTATCATTAATCAGATCGATTATCACCATTACATGAATCTCTTCTCTAGTAAAGCAGCTTAACCATTGCTACTTAGTAGCCAATTATATTCATTTGTCACATAATCATAAATACCGCTTATACAGTCTCCCAAATCTGTTACCAACGGTTGCCTTTTATTAGAAAATTTAGTAATTAATTTGCAAAATTGATCACGATCTCTCATCCCCGCCTCAATCATCAAATCACCTGCACACATGGCATTCCCTGCTGGAATGGCGCGTTTGACTTTATCTATAGAAGGCCTATATCCAAATACCTGAAAAATACCTTTTTTGATTAGCCTATCTTGCATGATTGCTACATATTTCTCACCCGTTGATCCAGGTTCTAATTCGATCAATTGCACCGATTTAGAACCATCAGCAAGCGCTAATCTTTCAATTTGTGCATCACCTTCTAATGGTGATAATTTCTCAGCTGTCCAATCAACGATGGACATTTTATTGGTATTCAGAATATATCTAATCTTGACTGATGCAGAATAGTACAGACTATCATTTTTATCATCGTCGTCATCGGATGCGGCTAGATCGTGATATCTAAATTCAATGTATTGCCAGGATGTTAGGTCGCTAGTATCAATAAATTGGAAATCCTTAAATATTTTTCCCCCTTGGCTGTAATCGCTTGGCTCCGCATCCAATTCTTCACTAGCGCGATTTCCATACATTTTGTAGATACCACTAACCCATTCTTCTTCTTTTTCTATTGACCATACATCCTTTTTCTTTGCACAAACCCGCTTAAATAATCCCTCTTTAACAGCTTGCTTGAAACTAACTCTATGATGTGTGTATGGCAGATTACCCGCTTTTACACTTTCTATTAAATGATTGAAATCGCTATCAATACCCGCATGAGTTGAGAGTACTCTGATAGTACCACCGTGAATAATTGCAGCTAAACCAGCAGCTAGAATATCATCCAATGAATCAGCACGATAAGCCGCTTCATCAATGTAGATATCCCTACCAGAATATGATCTGAGATTGACCGCATCCCCCGCTAAACCCGTAATAGTTCTACCGTTTAAAAATCTAATTTCAAATATGTTTAAGTCTCTCTCGTTGACTACTTCCTGATAAGAAATAATTTCAAATATAGTATTAAATGTTCGGGCCCAATATGCCGCATCTTTGATAAATTGCTTAACGGCTGCTTTATTGTAACTGGATACAATACTATCTCTCTGGTTGCTAACTGCTCTAAAAGATGCCCTAAAAGCATAAGAAAAAGATGCCCCAATTTGTCGACCTTTTTCAACAATTGAGACTAATGATTCATCAGTAACTAGTGTATTTTGATATGGGCAAAAAATGGGTATTCCTTGCCAAAAAGTCTCATCAACAAGATCTATATTTGTCTCTTGTTTATTATTTAAATTTTTCTTAATTAAATCACCCGTATTTATTATCAAACCTTTAAGCATCGCCCTCTCCTAAAATAGCAGCCTTGATTAGTGCGATCGCTTTCTTATCATTAATAAATTCAGCATCGGGGGAAATATCAAATGATTCAATAATCTCATTGCTGATTTTATTAGCAGAATTTAATATTTTTCTAGCGATCGCGCTGGGTATTACACCCTCTGAGGCCAATGTATTAACGGCTTTGACAATGCTTGACTCTTTTAATGATTCTTGTATTGCCCAAGCAGGAACACCTAGATGCTTGGTGGTTCTTGTAGTTTCAAACTCACTATTACCATCATCAATGATGCGGTGTTTCTGTGTGATCGTGTGCTGAGTTATACCATTCTGTAGAGCTTCATTAATTCTAAGTAATGACATCATATAGTTCTCATCTTTAAGATGTTGCAGAACTATACGCTTTGTTTCTCTAAATTGACTTTCAAATTCTTTATAGGTTTGTTGCCATGAAATGATATGCGACGCGTCCAAACCCATAGATTCTATGGTTTTGTAGAAATCCCCTTTATTATTAATATATCGAGATAAAAATCTTTGCTGTTCCGGCGTTAAACCCATAAGATTATGTTATAGTAATTTTAATGTGTCCATTGTAACCCTGATACGGGGATGAACACAATAGACATAACAAAAATGTGTAATCCGGTTAAATTGAATTTATGCCAAAAATTAACATTAAACCCCGAACAGGAAAAGACTTTTTTGAATTCACACAAAGAACTATTATCAATACCAAATTAGCCCAAGAATGGGCTATAGAGCAATTTGTCTTGATCGATGATCGGCCAATAACAATAGAGGAAATTAGCCGCCTGAAAACAGATATTTATATCAAATTAACTAGTAGTATTTTTACTAACAACATCACCCCCGCCTCTGAAGACAACACAGGAATAGAAATAGAGGGAAACTACATAAAAATAAAACGTTTATCTAGAGATTTTGTAGCTGAATTGCAAGCTGTTATAAAAATAGCTAATGGTAACACATTAAAAATCATGAAATACTGTTTGACAGAATTTTATGATATTAGTGTTTCCGAATTGGAAAATATGCCCTATCAAGTAGCGGCTTATTTATTTAATAAAATCAACTTTTTTCTTGGGGAATTGTCCGAATTTAATGACGAATTTTATATTGATGAGCTATTCGATCCAGATCCCGGATCAGTTATCGCCTGACGCTTGGATCTATTGGTATAAAGAAGCAATTAAATTTGTTAAAAAGCAAATAAAGCAGCAGCAGCAACAAAAACAACATTGAGATTGAGGCGGGGAGATGGTTCTTCTGGTAAAGCTGCTTTACTAGGGACAACAAAAACAAAATTGAGATTGAGGCGGGGAGATGGCAACTGAAGTTATTAATGTGGTGTTGCAATTAGTAAATAATTTTACTAAAGGGATTGATCAAGCCACTAGCAAAGTAGTCAGCTTTAAAAATAGAGTTGATACCCTTGCGGGTGCTTTCACCCCGCTTTCTATTGCTGCGGGTGCTGCTTTAGGTGTATCTACCAAACTAGCAGCCGATTTTGATAAATCGATCCAGGGTGCGGTTAGAGGATTGGATCTAGCCGCTAATGAGGTAGAAGGATTTAGGAAATCTGTAAGACAATTATCAGCCGATCTACAATATCAATTCTCGTCGACTGAATTGGCTAATATCGTTACAGAGGCGGGTAAATTAGGGGTTGCCAAATCTGATGTAGATGATTTTGCTAAAATCATGGCAAAAGTAGCGGTAGCTACTGATCAGAAAGAAAATATAGAAAAAATATCAAGTAATGCTGCAAAAATAGCCTCAGTTTACAAATTCAATACAAAAGCAACAGAGGAATATTTAGCAGCAGTTAACAAATTAGATGATGCCACATCAGCAACATCTAATGAGATATTAAATTTTACTCAGAGGGTATCAGGATCGGCTAGTTCTGCCAAAATTGCTGGTACTCAGATCGCTGCTTTTGGCGCAACTTTAATCAGTTCCGGTAAAGCACCAGAAACAGCCGCGACATTTATGAATAAATATTTATCTGTTTTGGGTGCTGCTACTAACTTAAGCGAGCCAGCACAAAGAGCATTATTAAAAATAGGTTACTCAGCTACCGATTTGTCAAAGAGATTTGATAAAGATGCGATCGGTACAATGCAAGAATTTCTAAACCGCATTAAACAGTTAGATACTGTTACTCAACGTGAGATTTTAGGAAGAATTTTTGGGCAGGAACACGTAGGATCCGCACAATTGTTGGTGCAACAAACGGATTTATTAGCTAAATCTTTACAAGAAGCAGGAAACACCACAGGTAACATTAATAAGCTTAATAGTGAATTTGATAAATTTGCTAAAAATTCTTTTCAAGGACAGATGAACGCTTTTAATAATTCATTAGGTGAATTAGGAATAACCATCGGTACGGCTATTTTACCTGGATTAAATACTCTACTACAAACTGCTATTATACCCTTTGTAAAACACATCTCTGCATTGGTTGATCAATACCCCCAATTGAGTACTTTTATAGCTGCATTTTTGGGTATCACAGCAGCTATTGCCCCATTCTTAATGTTAGTATCAGCTATTGGTAGTTTCATAACGGCTGTTCCTATCTTACTTGGTGGAATTACTGCTGTAGGTGTGGGTCTATGGGCGGCATTAGCTCCACTATTACCGATAATTGCAATAATAGGTGCGATCGCCGGTGCAGCTTATCTGATATACAAAAACTGGGAACCTATAAAGGGGTTTTTTACAGGTTTATGGAATAGTGCGTATAAATCAGTTTCAGATTTTGTCAGTAATGGTATTAATAAAATAGTAGAGTTTGGTAATTGGGTAATAAGTCTAGATAGAAAATTCAGGGAAGCGGCTATTAATTGGGGTAGAGGATTGATCCAAGGGTTTATTGATGGATTGCAATCGATGTACGGCAATATTCAATCAGCTATGGATAACTTCACTAAGTGGTTGAGGCAGTATCTACCCTCATCTGATGCCAAGAAGGGGGCATTGTCAGATTTAACAGCTAGCGGTCGTAGTATGGCTGAAACTTTTATGAATGGTGTTAATAGCTTTGATTTAAACAGAGGTATTAACAATCAATTGGCTAATAGAGGCGGGGTGGGTGTTGGAGGATTGCAACCAGCACCGATCTTTAGTAGAAATTCGGCAACCCCCGCCTCTAATAACACTTACAACATTAACTACACTATTAATGGTGGTGGTAATGATGATTTAGTTAAGCAGCTTAAACAGAGGGATAGAGATTTATTAGACATAATTAATAAAGGCAATCAGCGAGTTAACAGGAGAACGTATTAATGGGTTATATTGCATTAGCTTATGGTTCTGTTTTGTCTTTATCATCCGAAGAAATTTTAAATATTAGATGGTCAAAAAAATTTCAAATTAATAGTATACCTACTATTAATTTAACCGAGATAACACAACCGGGAAATCTAACAGCTACAGAAATAGAAGTTCAGGCTAGAATTACATACAATGCCAGATCTGTTTTTAATAACTGGACGGGATTAATCGCAATCAAACCGCTAGAACAATTAGTATTATTTACCAGTAACTTAGGTAATTATTATTTAATAAGTTTGGATATTAATACCAATGAATTAGATGATAATGGTGATATTTTACGATTAGACATGACTTTATCATTCAAGGAAAATATAAATTTCGGCTAATCAAAAATTATGGCTACTCTTTACTATCCAAGATTTGAGATTAAAATAAATGGTTTTGACATTAGTAAAACAATTGCACCTTATTTAGTTTCTATTACCATTGAAGAGGTTTTTAATACTAGTTTTACACCAACAAAATTGGAATTAATTTTCCATAGTAAATACACCAGATCAACCGCTTGGCAATATAAAGATACAATAACCGTAAAATTATGGTGGGAACCTTTGATATTATTTGTATATCAATCTCCTACATTTTATGTAGATTACATTGATGATATTAAAAATGGAGGCGGGGATCAGTTATTCAGAGTTTCGGCATTAGCAGCGGATCCTAGTCTAGGTTTTACCTATGGTTTCAATCAGCTGACTTATACTAATACCACAATAAGCACGGCCGTAACTAATTTCGCTTCTGCATTTGGTTTAACACTTGTTCAAAACTTCGCCTCTAATGTGTATCTAGGAACTATAAAAGATATTAATAATATCAATCCGCCAGATGTTAATTTATGTAGAATTTCATTTAATTCTTATGCAGATATGCTTAAATATATCTGCGATACATATGGTTATTATGGGGATTTAAGAGGCACAACATTACGAATGTTCGATATCGGGACAGCTGTTAGTGATGTTACCAGATTTTATATTTGGGATTTTGGCGAAATATTCGGATTTAATGCTAAACAGAGTTATACCCAGCTTTATAAAGAATATAATATTTTTTATATTAATCGTGATAATGCTAATGCATACTCTATCGCGTTGTCCCGACCTACACCATACACACAATTGAATAATAAAGTTGATAATATAGATTTTAATGATGCTTATAACAATATAGAATCGGCAACACGTAGATTACGAGCCAGAATTTTACAAGATTATTTAGAAGGTTTTGAAGTCACTATTAATTCATCTGGATTGCCAGAATTTACAGCAGGTAATGTGTTTTTATTAAATCCTGATTATGGTAGTCATGCTGGTTTCTATCGATGTACTAAATGTATACATAGAGTTGATGGGAGTAATGGATGGATAAGTGAACTAACAGGCTATCCTATATCAAAGGTTTCCGCTGATTTTGCAACATTCACTGTAGCTTATTTGGGTAATACTAGGCTTCCAGATCCAAAAGACACGCTAACAATATCAACTAATATTAAAGGCACACTTAGTTTATTAACAGGAACACAACTAGATCAATATGCAAAAGCATTAAATCCTAACTATAATCAAAATTTAGGTAATACTTTTATTACGGAGGGTAATAAATCTGGTAATAAAATTAGAGCCGATATAGCATTTTGTATAGCATTATATGAAACAGTAAATTTTACTAATAAAGATTTATTAGATACATTCAATCCTTTATTTGTTGGCACTGTAGATAATGTAAATATACCCTTTAATTACATCAATTGGGCTAATGGTGTTAGAGGCGGGATCCAACATTTGTATGCTTTTGCCACACCTGGAACAACCCCTCCAGCAGATCCGATTATAGACCCCCGTTTCAATTATGTTACTCGTGGAAGCGCGACTACCGTAGACGCACTACAAGGTAAATGGACTAATAATCTAGACTTTAGCAGATTTATTAAAGCTCTAATGTTTGGACTTTATTCCAAGTTTTACCCCAAAAAAACAATTGACATAAGTTGATTAAGCAGCTTTACTACACATTTTTAGGTATTGTATTGCATTTTGTTGTCAAAAATAATACAATACCCTTTGTACTGATAAATAAAACTTATGGCCAAACTGCAACTTAATTCTGATTCTTATCAAATTAAGAATTATGAATTAACACCCGAAGGATATTTAAAATTCTGGATGGTTGGGGGTATTCCCGGTCAAGAATTGTTATATGATGGCGGGCGTAAGGAAATTATCAACAAAGATGCGCTTTTTAATGAGGATTCTTTATCAACTGCTGTGGGTAAACCAGTTTCATTAAATCACCCGCCCCGGCCTATCAACGCCAAAAATTACCGAGAATATAGCAAAGGCAGTTTATTACAAGAGTATTCAGAAGATGAAAATGGTGCTTTAGTTTTCGCGGGTATTGTTCATGATGATGCTATAGTTCAAGCCATCATGAAAGGGGAAATCACACACGTTAGCGCTTCATACTTGGCTGAAAAAAAAGCAAATGATGACGGTATTCTTGAACAAACAAACCGGAAATATAATCATATTGCATTGCTCACCAAAGAATTTTCACCTAGAGCAGGCGAAAATAGCAAAATTATTATCTTAGATGATACCCCGCCTCAAGCCGATTCTGATGATACAGAAAATAAAAAAGAAAAGCCAGTAAATAACATCGATGCAATGGAAATTCAAGAAAGAGTAGAATTACTAACTGATTGGAGAGAAGTACTAGAAAAAAATAGCATAGCCATTGATTATAACGCTGATTCTAATGCTATCAAGCGTCAAATATTGGGTATTTACTACCCAGAAAAAACCATTAAAGCACTCAATAATGATGCTATTTTACAGGGTTTCTGGCTCAACTTTATTAGCAATCCCCAGCCCGAAATAACTAAAAATGATGATGGATCTGAATCTGGTTTTAACTTTGATTACAGCAGAAAAAATCAAAACAGCCCACACGGATCAATGAATTTTGATTCTGATGTAGAAGCGATCAGAAATAAATACATTGCAAAGATGGAAGGAAAGCATTAGTAAAGCAGCTTAATCGATTATTAGGTATTAAGAAAATGGCAACCGGAATTAATTTAACCTACAACGTAAACACCGCGCCTATTGTACCTGAGAAATGGCAAGGGCAAATTATTTCATTAATAGGTAGACAATACCGTTTTAGTACTTTTGAACCTCTAGCAAATGGAGCATTAGAGGCAGGGGTATTTGTTACCGGATCTGTAGACTCTTTGGGAGTTTTGAATGTATCCAAACCCACAACAGCAGGAACAAAAATTTTAGGTGTAACCGCACTCAATTTTCAACGTTTTTTGACTTGGGATTCTGTATTAAATTGCTTTAATTATGCTGATAAAGATATTGTTACCCTAGTGCAAGAGGGTGACATTGTTATGTACGCGGAGGTAGCGGTTGATATTGGTGATCCTGTATTTTTACGCCATACATCTGATACGGGGCTGACTCGTATAGGTGCATTAAGTAAAACTTCTGGCACTGGTAAAGAAGCTATCCCAGGTGCCAAATTCCTTGAGCAAACCTCAGCAGCAGGTTTGGTTAGAGTATCGCTACCGGATTTGATCTAATCCTCTAAATCCACAGAATTAATTAGTTCAACAAATCAATTAGAGAAGTAACATGGTTTTTCCCGCAAATGTAAATAAGATCGGATGGTTTTTAAAAGAGCAATTGACTAAAACTTTACCCCGCCTCTATGAGATTAATTACGCCCAATTATGGGGTTTAGATAGTAATCTTAATTTTCACGTGGCTTTGGGGGATTTGCCTTTAGGATTAGACTTTTTAGAAGCCTATTATAAGTCTGATGCGGGGCAGATGGCAGCTTTATATGATGGATTTAGTGATGATGCACCCACTGTAGATGTTTCACTAGGAAAAAAAACATTCCCTTGCGCGATCTTTATCCAGGGCGCTAGGTGGAATTTAATGGATATTGAAAAAATGCGGGTAGCGTCTGAGACACGTACTATGCTGCCATCGATTAACATTATCACCGCTAAACAAGATGCTGTAGCCGATTATATGAACCGTAGGGAGCACCACACGGTTTTGTATGGATATCCTAAAAAGGGAATTTACGGTATTTTCTCTCAAAGAGGAATAGCAACTGCTGATGCTACTTTTGTACCATATACCAAAACATCTGGTGCGTATAATATAAGCACGGCTGCATTGTACGAAGATTTAACTGACATCATCTGGCAATTCGTGAACCGTGCAAAACTATCCACCCCTGCACAGGTGCAGATGAAAGTGCCCCCCAGACTGGGTAGACGTTTGGTGGAAATTTACAAAACATCTGCTGGTGAATCTATAGGCATGACAGTACAGCAGATGTTACGTTCCACTGAATTGGGTCTAGGGATTAATTCGATCAGCATACACAATGAATTGCAAGGATCGGAATTAAATAAATATGTGTGGAATGAGGCGGGTAACGCATATTATCCAACTTCTAACGATCGTATAGTATTCAAAGCAACTACTTACAATCCTGAAAGGCACTTTTTTGCACGTCGCCCCATTGAACCTTTCCGGCGTGGATCGCTTGAGTATGAGCAAGTAACCATTAGCTCTACCAGTGGTATCCTCAATTTTGAAGAGGAATTTATGTGGTATTACGATTTTAGCAATGCTCTGTCATAGATCAAATCATGCCTAGTTTATCATATAGACCGCGATCGGCTCAAGCATCACCTAAATTAGTTTATGGTACTCCAAGGGGAACCATAGAATTAAATAGCAATGAATCTTCTGTTAGTGTAACACCCGATCAGCTTGAATGGCTCAAGTGTAAGTACGAAGATTTAAGAATAGCGATAGAATCTGGCGAAATAATTGTCCTTGATAACGATCCTGTTTCTGATGCGGGGGCGAATAAAAAACCCCCAAAATCTAGTAAAGCAGCTTTACCCACTGAAGAAAACACACCCCCGCTTCCAAAAGAAAAATAATAATGAGTACTGTATATAGTGATCCTATTTTCATCAAAACCGAATTACTAACCAGTGATGGCAAAAATAGGATCACGTGTACATTGAAGGATCAGAGTGGAAGATATTTAGCCGATTTATTGCGGAATGATTCTAAGGGTTTTTGTTTTGGTCGATTAGTTGACCCGCCCGCATCTCCTAGCTGGCTAGTTCCAGGGACGGTATTGCATGGTACTATAAATGGATTGAAAGCCGTGCTCACCGTGGAACCTAAAATCCAATCACGTATAGCAGGATTGCAAAATATCCTAGGAGATGCAATACACTTCTCTTATGTCTCGGTAACAGAATTCAACAATAGTAATAATGACACAACCAATCGCGTCAGTAGATGCTAAAAGTTTTAAGTCCTTTATGAAGGATTTGAAACAGTCTACTAGTAATTTGGAGCCTGCATTCAGAGATTTTGGTAATTACATTAAAAAGGAAACTAATACACAATTTCAAAAAGAAATTGACCCGGAAGGTAGACCTTGGGAACCTCTGAAGCCATCTACATTAGCTAGGAAGAAAACATCATTTAAACTACGCGAAACTTTTTTTATGTTTAACGCTTTTTACTACAGAGCTACTAAAACTAATTTTGAATTTGGTATCAAAGATCCTAAATATCAGTTCCATCATTTTGGAACTAGTAAAATGCCAGCCAGGGTGGTGATAGGAATCCCAGATGATAGGCGCAAAAAGTTGAATGATTTTGTCATTGCACAAATTAGGCGGGTTAAATCACTTAGAAAACAACGTAAAAAATGAGTTTTACCGATGTAACAGAACAAATCAAAACACTGTTGGAAGATTTTGAGGTAAAAGACTTACCAAATATACCCAATCTTAATGGAGTTTTCGAACAATCAGAGTTAACTTTTGCTATTGTTAACGGTTCTGTTGAGGGTGAATATCTCAATTTATCTGTTAATGTTTCTGTCGCTTCACCACTCAGATATGATGACGAGAATAATTTTCTAACCAGTGATCAAAAGCGTAGTTTAGATTCTGTGGTGTTTGGTATTATTTACAAACTACACCGTAGAAAATTAAAAGGGTGCGGAATGATGGTTTTACAATCATTCGAAAACTTCACACCTGAATCTGGTAAATGGCGATCGCTTTTGACTTTTCTTGTACCCTTTTATTTAAAATTTGAAGGTAACGATACTGAACAGTGTTTGACCTTCCTTGCGGGAAGTCCCCAGAATGCTTAATTGTTGATTGAGGCGGGTATTATAATGACAGTTTCACTATTCGAGATCACTCACTGGAATGCAAAATTAGAATACGATACAACCGGTACCGATAACGATATAACAGCCAATTTAAAAGGTGTTATTACTGACCTTTCTAGCCCAATTTTAGAGCAAGAATTTGACACCGCCAAACGTGCGGGTGAATTGGGTATAATCCCCAGACCAAAGTTTTTTAATGAAGTAGAAGTTAGCTTCACAATTAGGGGAGTATTCGATGAATTATTAAAAGCATTAGTAACAGGAACTAGTAGAACTGTAACTTTAACTGCCACCGCTTGTATCGAGGCGGATGACAACACTAATAAAGCTTATCAATTCATTTGTAAGGGGTTTGTGTCAAGTCTCCCATTCGGTGATCTATCAGAGGATGGTCTAGAAGCTGAAATATCAATGATGTGCTACTACCTAGAGGTTAAATTAGGTACTAGTTTTGCAATGATTTACGATCCTAGAAATTACCTTCTATCAATTGGTGGTGTTAATCTATTTGCTGGTATCAAGACAATCATCGATCCACCAGCAGTTTAATATTTAAGCTGCTTTATCGATGATCAACCCTCTTACAGAACCCCAACCCCCGCCTCTAAAAAATAATTATCCTTATTCAATCGATGGGGTGATCAAAGATCTGACTGATCGAAAAAATTTTGGTATGAATAAATATGGAACAGCTTTACAACCTAACAACGGTAGAAATAATCTGATCGATAGCTATCAAGAATTAATGGATTTGTTGGTGTATTTGCGTACTGAAATTAACGAAACATTTACAGAACCTACTGAGTTGTGGTAAATTTTTAACACTCCCAGGTCTAAAGACACTGAGTTTCCCACTTACCGGATTTTTTTAAAATCATGATTTTAGTAGACTGGCAAATTAGAAACGCTTGCAAAAATGGATTAATAGAACCTTTTGACGAAGAACTACTAAACCCTAGTAGTATTGATGTAAGGATCGGTGTATCTGCGATGGTAGATACTAAACTTGGATTCATTGATTATCCCAATTTCAAATACCATACAAAAAATGATCCGTACTATATACCGCCAAACGATTGTATTTTAGTAGCTACTCTGGAGCGTATCAATTTGCCCATCTTCTATGCAGCAGAATTAAAGCTTAAATCAAGCCGTGCTAGAGAAGGTTTGAATCATGCGTTAGCTGGCTGGATTGATAATGGTTATAGGGGTATCATCACGCTAGAATTAAAGAATAGTTCAAACATACGTAGTGTGCCAATATATCCAGGTTTGAGAATTGGTCAGCTAATCATTATCAATACTACCACACCTGAAACGCCCTACAATGGTAAATATCAGGATGCCAGCAGCGTCTTGCCCTCCAGCTGCGAAGATCTGGGTGTATCTACCGTCTATACTGAAGATATTATGGGAACTTAAAGTACCCATAATATCCCTGTAGCGATTTTTGCAGTTACAACCTAGCCACGTTACAACCCCCGCCTCTGTTTGGAAGCGGGGGTTTTTCTGGTAAAGCTGCTTTACTCTAGTATTTAGGACATTTCTCAAACTGTTCCCACATGGTTTGTACCATCGTTACGTAGTAACTCCAATCGATACGACTAGGATCACTAGTCCACATTACCTCTGTTTTTTTGAGTACTTGGCCACGTTTACCATACAAAACCTTATCACGCTCTTTGTAAATGGTTATTACATCTCCCGGTTTACCTAATCCTAATTCCACAACCCTAGACTCATTAGCCTTGATTTTGCGGTTTATGGCTAATTTTTCCACTGGGTAAGTACCCATTAAAAGTTGAGTTAGTATTTCCTTGTAGTATGCATCATGTTTTCCCTCCAAATAGTGCTTAATCAACTCAGGGATAAACGATCGCTCTAAGTGGCATTTATCACGCTTAACGAATTTACCTTTGGCTTTAACTTTTACCTCATTCGATTTTTTATCAAAATAGACATAAACATAATTTTTGCGCAACCCCTCTTTTGAGTCATTTTCATTGGGTGGGCAATACATGGCAAGTGCTTCTAATTCATATTCTAGGATTATTGATTTTGGCATTTTAGATTGGCAATATTGCCAAGCGGCTTTATTTTTAGCAAAAGTAGGATCATCGGATGCGAAATAAATCCCATCAGTGTCAACGGAAGCATTTATCATGCCGCATTCTTCTAGTGCTGACATCATACGCTTTAGGATCGCCCTACCGTGTGCAGTCACTCCGGCACCCGCAATAAAATCATTGTATTCAATAAATCCAGTTGATAGGAAACCATAACCGCTATTGATGAGTACCTTTAATGCACCCTGAGTCTGTTTAGCTTGCATTCCTTCGGGTGTTCCTTTTTTCTCCTCAGCTATAGCTTTTAATCTTAATCTCTCAGTTCTGAGAAATCGTAAAACAGATAGACAATGTCTATCGGGGTCTTTATCGGAACAAATCCCATATAGCAGCATAATAGAAGGATAAAGGCTGGCTACATCGATTTTAGCAATGTTTCTGAATAAGCCAGGTTTGGAACCTGTCAACCCGCCTACAAATGTTAGTTTAGGTGATGTTTGAGGCGGGGGTGATCCCTTTCTGTTGTAGTGTTGTTTTAGAATATCATTCCATTTGGAGCCATTTCCGCTACTAGCTAATGATTGTAAATTCCAATCAGGCAAAATTAATTTTTGATAGTAGATATCAGGTAATAAAAAATCACCTATTGCTTTTGTGGCTTTTAAATCTGATTCTAGATACTCTATTAGTAACTCTTTGCCATTCACACCCTTCGTAGGCGATCTCACATCCCAATTAGCGATCGCTTGCTGCATCTGAGGATATGATAATTCTATGGGTTTATCGTTCTCATATCCTGGTAAACTTAATTGATTAGGTATATATTTCAAACCGTATCTAGTTAATTTGTGATTGACATAATCCCATGCTAGAGTCTGGTGAAATAGGTCTATTATTGCTGTTTCGCCCCTATTTAACCAAATATCATTATATTCTACTGGTACAGAAAATTGCTGTGCGGTTCTAAATATCTTTGTCCTTTCATGATTGATATAGAAAGGTATGTGGTTACTAGGTATACCTAGTAACCGCATCCTTTTAATCAAAAAAGGTAAGTCAAATTTAAAGCCGTTGAATGTTAGTAATATTTCTGGTTTTTTCTTTCCTAGTATCTCTAAAAATGTCAAGATGCCATTTAACTCACCATTGGATTTGCAATCTATGATGTGACTCTTACCTCTCTCATTCATCAGACCTATCAGAACAACCTCATCTGAGTCTGGATCTAATCCGGTTGTTTCAATATCTAAATAAAGTTTAGATACTTGCTCTAATGGCTTTAATGTAATTGCAGGTTTCCATTCGGGTATGAATGTGTCGTCATACTCATAGATATTTATATCATCCTCGTTGATGGTTACAGTTTTGTCAGTAACTTTTGCAAGTCTTCTGAATTGTTGCAATTGTTTTGTAAGCATATTGTTATCAGAAAGATGGGTTTAGCAATTAAGCTGCTTAAATCATATATGATTGTATAGATAGTTGTCAATATGAAAAAACCCCAGACCTTTGATGGTCTGGGTATTTCATCCAAATTCCTGGGTCTGAAACCCCGCCTCAGCATCTTTTTGGTAGAGGCGGGGGTGCAAGTTCAGATATCTAGTAACTTTTCTACCAGTCGTTGATAGAATTTACTATCAAGTTTATCGGGGATGATTCCGATTTTTTCGTTGATAACTCTATTAATATTGGTTGATTTCTGATTGTTGATGGTAGCCATCACGAAATCAACATCTTTTCCAAACACATTGTAAATTGTACAATTTTCATTTTGCCCTATTCGATGGATACGATCGGTTGCTTGCGTGTATAGTCCAGGATTCCAAGGAAAATCATTCATCACTAGATAATTGGCTCGTGTTAACGTGATCCCTACGCCACCGGCAGCTATCGACCCAATAAAAACTAAATTTTTACCTGATTGAAAATCATCCACCATTTGCTGACGATCTTCTAATTTAGTATCCCCATTGAGCGATTTTACATTGAAGTGTGCAGCAATCCGATCTGCTGATTCCCTAAATTCTGTGAAGACTACGACAGGTAACCCCGCATCAACCATTGACTGAACAGTATTTATAGTTTGATAAGACTTGTAAATACTGGCTGATCTGCGCAAGTGACCTAGTGTAACCAGTGCTTCAGCTTGTAAACTAACCTCACCTTTGCTTGCTCTTTCCAGATAGCTTTTTTTAAGCTGCTTAACCGTCTCATCGTATTCATCCTCAGCAGCTTTATTTGGCTCACAGAAAATATCAACAATTGTTTTTTCTGGAAGATCAATACATTCCTCTTTTCGGTGCTTTATGAGCTTATCTGATATTCGTTCTGATAATTCCTCAGAATTGATTGATCCTGTAACATCCCAAGGGGTAAAAGCGGTGGGTTTCGCATCACAATACCTTATGTCGTAATACTTTTTAGAATCCGCCACAGGATGCTTAACAGCTTTGAGTAGTGGGTACAATTCCGAATGTCTACCGTTCAGCATTGGTGTCGCTGTCATCGCCATGACACTTACGCAATTATGGTCAGCAGCCAATTCTAGAAATTTTTTGGAACGTGCCGAGGCGGGGTTTTTATATACATGTGCCTCATCGGCAATCAGTATGTATTTTTTGTTGATTGGCGCTTTTGGTGTTTTGGCATGAGAAAAAATCTCTAGCCGTAGCTTCACTTTCTCCGCCTCTATTAGCCAATTGAGTTTCAGCGAAACCGGACAGACAACTATGATTGACAACAATTCTCCATACTCAAATCTGTAAAAGTCTCGGATTGCTTTTGCAGATATCAAAGCGGATAATGTCTTACCCAATCCCGGATCATCGCTGATAATGGCAGATAAATTGGGCTGATTCAGGATGAAATTGATTGTTTCCCATTGGTGAAGATAGGGTGTGAAGTTCCATTCCTCGGATTCAGATTCTAGATGCTCGAAACACCAGTCTACACGGTTTTCTATTTTCTCCTTGACTAACCGCTTCTCTTCTCTAATGGTTTCCAAATACTGGTCTAGCGCATCTGTAATTACAAACCCAAAAGGAATCAGTACATCTATTAATTTTTCTACACACTGAGACCCAAACAGCCAGTATTTGTTATGCGAATTTTCGGCAACAAAGTAACCGCCGTGAACACCTTTGACAGCTTTGTAGACATCAGTATCATAATCGAATTTGACCTTTATCTTTTTGTCAGCGGTTATGTCAATGATTCTGGTATTAGAGGCGGGTTTATCTAGGTGGGATGTTGATTGCATGGTTTTGTCTCTCACTCGATATCTAAATTTTATCTTACCGTATAGATGATTGTCAACATATCTCCCAGAAATAAGAAACCCGCATCTATCTGATGCGGGGGTGATGGGAGATTGAATCGATTAAGCTGCTTTACTAACTAGAAATCTTCTAATCCGGAACCTGCAAGTACAGGATACACACCATTCACATCTTCGTAGTCTTCTTTTGTGGCTTCTCTAATGGTTTCTTGAGCGGATGCTGGCAACTGCTTAGATTGCATTTTATCTTTTATCGCTCTGTAGATTTCCTGTAGATGAGGGAAAGTTGCGATTTTGGCCAAAATCCTTGGTTCTAGCGCGGTAACGGTATTTACAGGTGAATTTGTGATTTTGATCGCGCTAGGTTCGACAATGTGGATTAGCATTATCTGATTGTCGAAATATGTATTATTCACCAACCACGTGTAACCCTCATTCTTAACCATTGCTGATGTAAATTGTATGTCTGTTGCATCGGCAAGCGTAATGTATTCGTACTCTTTATTAGAGTTTTTCCAGTTGATAATCAACTCAGGGTGACTGCTTGCTATAATTTCCCAGCTGCTTTGTACAATGTCTGATTTTATATTTTCGTAAGTACCAGCAGGTGTAATTTTGATAGCTCCATTCTTAACTAGGAGCAAAATCCCGCCTCTAGGAAAAGATTTAGATTGAAAGGAAGGAACAAAAGCCTTATTACACTCAATCCATAGGCGGCTATTTCTTTGATTAACGTCTCTACAAACATCAGCAAACTTACCAGATCGCCAGAATTTAATGATATCGCTAGGCTGGTAATTAGCTTTTTTATCTACTAAAAAAGGAAAGCTAAAATTGATGGTTTTCAGATCTTCAACATATTCTAGATTAATGTAGAATTTTCCAGTACCCTTACCTTCATTATCAACCTGTTCTATTAGTTCGATCGGAGTACCATTAATAGTGTACTCAAACTCTGTAACAGTCTTTTTCCCGCGCTTCTTTTCTACTTGATCAACTTCACAGGGAATAAAAAGATCCTGTGTTTCAATATTGAATCGATCGGTGGTTGTCCCGATTAACAAACCTAGTTGACCATCACGTAAACCTAGATAACAGGGTGAATGATAATTGAAGACATCGTTAGAATAATACGCAAAACCCATATTATTAATATCTGTGGGTTTTATTTCGATAGCAGACAAAAACATATTAAATTGATACAGCTCTGTTTCTTCCACATTTTCAGGCAATACCAGAGTTTTGACACGATTACCAGAATTAATAGAATACTGATTATGGATGTAAGGATAATCAGAATTAGCAACAGATTGGAAAAGGTTAGACAAACGGATTGAAGAAACCATTTTGAGTTACCTATTGATTTGTATTTGTGGATTTTTTAGAGATTTGGTCTAGTTGTTCTCTCAACTTCTTATGAAAACAGTATAACATATCATCTATACAATTGGCCAGTATTTTATCTATATAAATTTGTCCAATTAAAAACCCTAGATCGGATAATCTAGGGTTATCGGTTTCAAGTGGTTGTTTTCTACTTGTCGATCAATTTACTTATCAAGTATTCTAAAGCTGCGTCGTTCAGAGTCACCCCGGTTTCTTCTTTCCATGCTTTTCGGATATGCTCCGAATTGGGATATCTGCCATATTTTTCAAAGCAAGTATCCATCCATTTTTTGATTTTGGTGTAAATTTCTTCAATATTAGAGGCGGGGGGTTGGGGTTGTTGTGGTTCCTGTGGTTGTTGTGGTTCCTGTGGTT